GTGGTGACGGCCTACGCGGTGTCGCTGCTGAGGCCGTTCGCCGCTGACCTCGTCGGGACCGAGGTCGTCCGCTAGGTGGCCCGCCGCAAGCGAGACGACGGCGAGAGCGCCCCCCGCTTCGGCGGGGAGCTCGAGGTCGCGCCGTCTGCGTTGAAGGGGCGCAAGGCAGGAGAGGCTGCGACTGTGCGCTGGGTGGCCCGCAACGTGGACAACCCGGAGCCAGACCCGGCCGAGTGTCCGGATCCCTTCGCGTGGACGCTGCTGCGCATGTGCAAGCGGAGCCCTGATTTCACGCTGTTCTTCGTGGAGCGGTTGTGGAGCAAGCTGATCCCGTCGCGCACGCAGATGGATCCCTCGCAGCAGCGGACCACCGACGGCAAGCCGACGATCGAGTTGATCGAGAAGATCCAGGCCATGAGGGACGAAGCCATTGGGCCCAGGGATCTCGACCAGGGTATGGTGGGTCTCACGAGCTTCGAGGACTACGATCCCGAGGAGGACGCATGACGGACGAGCAGAGGAGTGAGCAGCGCGCGGTGAGCCTTCAGGTCGGTGTCGACCAGGAGGCCGGCATGGTGATGCTGCGGATCGACGTTCCGCACCAGGGTGACGTGGCGCGCTTCGAGTTCCGCTACGAGCCGCACAAGGCGGCCGAGATCGCCATGGCGATCGTGCGCGCCGCTCAGGCGGTCGGCACGCCGACGCCCAGGATCGTGGTCCCCGGCAAGAACGGCGTCGTCTCCATGCCGAGGATCCTGCCTCAGCGCTAGAGGTGGCCGACCACTACAGCCTGGTCCCGAAGGATCTCGACGCTAACCTGCGCTTTCGCAAGCTGCTGCTCGCGGAAGCGCAGCGAGATCCGCTCGCTGCGGCGCAGCTCCGCTCCATGTGCGCGGAGGACCCGCTGTTCTACGTGAACGCCTTCTGCTGGACCTACGATCCGCGGATCAAGGTCAGCCGCACGCCGTTCCTGACCTACGAGTTCCAGGACGAGGCCATGCTCGCGGTGGCCAACTGCATCGAGACCGGCCAGGACGCGGCGGTCTACAAGAGCCGCGACATGGGCGCGTCGTGGCTCTGCCTGGTGGTGTTCGAGCACCGCTGGCACTTCATGTCGGATCAGTCGTTCCTGCTGATCTCGCGCAACGAAGACTACGTAGACAAGCGGGGCAACCCCAAATCGCTGTTCTGGAAGATCGATTTCCTGCACGAGAACCAGCCCAACTGGCTCCTGCCGCGGGATCGCTGGCTCGGGTGGAAGGACCCGGGCCGGAAGATGCTCCACCTGCGCAACGCGGACACGCGCTCGGTGATCGACGGCGAGTCCACGACCGGAGACGCCGGGCGCGGTGACCGGCGCACCGCCATGCTGGTGGACGAGCACGCCGCGTTCGAGCTCAACGACGGGTTCCGGGTGCTGCGGGCGACGCGCGACACGACGCGCTGCCGGATCTTCAACTCGACTCCGCAGGGATCGAACACTGCGTTCTACGAGGTGGTCCACAAGACGGCCGCCGTGAAGATCCGGCTGCACTGGAGCAGGCACCCAGAGAAGAACAAGGGGCTCTACACGACCGACGAGAAGCTGGGCAAGGTCGTGCTCCTGGACTCGTGGACCGGCGAGGTGCGCATCAGCCGGATCGGGCAGAAGCCGCGCTCGGCGCAGTACCCGGACAACTACCCGTTCGAGATCGAGCGGGACAGCCCGAAGGTTCGATCGCCCTGGTACGACAACGAGTGCGCGCGGTGCGTGTCCCCGCAGGAGGTCGCCCAGGAGCTCGACATCGACTTCCTCGGGTCGGACTACCCCTTCTTCGACCCCCGGTTCATCGAGATGCTCAAGAAGCGCTACGCGCGAGCGCCCATGCTGATCGGGGACCTGGAGTATGACCGCGAGACGCTCGAGCCCAAGCGCTTCGTGGAGAACCCGCGCGGCGCGATCTCGCTGTGGATCACGCTCGGACGCGACGACGCGCCGCCCAAGGACGTGCGCTACGTGCTCGGGGCCGACGTGTCGGCCGGGACCGGGGCCAGCAACAGCGTGGCGACCGTCGCCGACCGCGCGACCGGCGAGAAGGTGGCCGTCCTGCGCACTCCGAACCTGCGCCCGCATCCGTTCGCCGAGCTGACGATCGCCCTGGGCAAGTTCTTCAACAAGGCGTTCATGGTCTGGGACGCCTCCGGGCCCACGGGGCAGACGTTCACCAAGTGCGTCGTGGCCGCGGCCTACGGCGACATCTACTACCGGCGCAACGAGAAGAAGGTGTCTCGGGCGATCAGCGACGAGCCGGGCTACTTCATGAACCCGGCGGCCCGAGCGGCCCTGCTCGAGGACTACCGAGCGGCGCTCGCAGACCACAAGTTCATCAACCGCTCCGAGCAGGGCTTGCTCGAGTGCCTCCAGTTCATTCGCCGGCCCGACGGCGGGGTGGAGCACAGCGCGTCGGCGAACGCCCAGGACCCCAGCGGGGCGCGCTCCGCCCACGGCGACGAGGTCATGGCCGACGCCCTGTGCTGCCTGGGCGTGTCCGAGCGCCAGGTCGCTGCAAAGGCCGAGCAGCCCAAGGAGCCAGTCGGGTCGCTGGCCTGGAGGCGCAAGCAGAGGCACGCCGGTGACTCCATGAAATCAAAGGACTTGCTGGGTGACGGTTGGTAAAGTTACAAGAGACGTGACGGAGGTGGCTTGAAGCGAAGGGGCGTCGACCACAAGCAGTTGGCCAAGGCGGTCGAGTGGTCCGTGCGGCAACTCGAGTTCGCCAGGAATCAGCGCGTCGACGCGATTCGTCAGTTCGTCGGGAGCCACTACGCCAGCGGCGGGGCGAAGAGGAACGTCCCGGTGAACATGATCGAGCTGGCGGTGACGATCTACATCCACAACCTGGTCGCCCGCGCCCCCAGGGTCATGGTGACCTCGCACGTGGACGCGCTCAGGTCCTACGCCGCCAACATGGCCCTGGCCCTGAACCAGATCCCGGACGAGATCGGCCTCGCGAGAACGCTCCAGCGAGCCGTGCTTGAGGCGCTGTTCGGCGTGGGCGTGGTCAAGGTGGGGATCTGCGAGTCCGATTACGCCTTCCTGGACCATGACGTCGGCGAGGTGTTCGTGGACGTCGTCCCGTTGGACGACTACTTCATCGACATGAGCGCCAAGGATCGCCAGCGGATCCAGTTCGAGGGCAACGACTACTGGCTCGACGTGGAGTCGGCCCGGGAGCTCCAGGACGGGACCGACGAGCGGCTCGAGCCGGACTCGCACGCGGTCTACGGCGAGAACGGAGCCGAGCGCGCCGAGAGCGTCGGGGCTGACGCGGGGGCCGACGTCTACCGCGAGAAGGTCTGGCTGCGCGACATCTGGCTCCCCGACAGGCAGGAGCTCGTCACCTACGGCGTCACCGGCAAGAAGGTCGTGCGCGTCGTGCCCTGGGACGGCCCCGACTGCGGCCCCTACCACACGCTCGGCTACTCCGACGTGCCCGGGAACATTCTCCCGCTGCCTCCGGTCTCGCTGTGGCGCGACCTGCACGAGGTCAGCAACCTGGTGTTCCGCAAGCTGTCCAAGCAGGCCGTGGCGAAGAAGTCCGTGGCTGCGTTCCAGGGCGGGAACGACGAGGACGTCGAGGCACTGCGCAACGCCGAGGACGGAGACGGGATCCGCTACAACGGCCAGAAGCCGGAGACGATCACGGTCGGCGGGATCGACGCCCCGTCACTGGCGTTCTTCCTCCAGAGCCGCGACCTGTTCAGCTACTTCGCCGGGAACCTCGACGCCTTGGGCGGCCTCGCCCCCATGTCGGACACCGGGGTGCAGGACAAGCTGCTGTCGGCCGCGGCGTCGGCCCGCATGGACCGCATGAAGTCCATGACCAACGACTTCGTGCGGTCGGTGTTCCGGTCCATCGCGTGGTACGAGTGGACGGACCCCATCCGTGAGCGGACCGTCAGGAAGCCGATCCCTGGAACGGACATGGTCCTGGCGATCCGGTGGTCGGCCGAGACGCGCGACGGCGACTTCCTCGACTACAACTTCGAGATCGACCCCTACTCCATGCAGGAGGACACGCCCAGCACGCGGCTCAACAAGCTCAGCCAGGCCCTTCAGCAGTTCATTTTCCCCATGCTGCCCATGATGCAGCAGCAGGGGATCCAGCTCGACTACAGGGCCCTGGTCGAGATCGTCGGCCGCCTGATGAACGTGGACGAGCTGCGCAACATCCTGGTGTTCAGCGAGCCGATCCAGGGCGACCCCCAGCAGGGAGGCGACGCCATGCCCAAGCTGGCGAACACGACGCGGACATACGAGCGCGTGAACCGGCCCGGGGCGACGCGCTCTGGCAAGGACGACGTCCTGTCGCGCATCCTCATGGGCGGAGGCGTCCAGGGCAGCGAGGCAGCTTCGATCGGGAGGCCGACCACATGAGGTTCGCCTACGAGCTCCCCAGCGGCGAGATCGAGTGGCGGATCTTCCGCATGGGGGAGGCGCCCAAGGAGATCGAGGTCGACGGTGTCGTCGCCAAGCGGTGCTACCGGGCCGAGAACAAGGGCGGCCCCGCGCCGAAAGGGTGGCCCATGACCTGCTACGCCAGCGGGGTGAACGCAGACCAGGCCCAGGAGCTTCGGGACGAGCTCAGGCGCAAGGGCGTTCCGACCGAGGTCACCGCTGACGGTGACCCGATTTATACTTCCCCCGACCACAGGCGCAGGGCGCTCAAGGCCAGGGGCATGATCGACCGAGGCAGCTACTACTAGGGGGTCGAGTGGGAACCGAGAACAGTCCGAGCACGATGCCTCCGGCCATGG